TATATTCAACAAAAGCTCGTAAAGATACCTACACCCTCTAACCTACCACCACACCAACAACGCTTAATGAATAAATTCTTTAGAGAACATTTAGATTTAGAATATACTATGGATACTGCTAATAAAACTGAAAAGATAGCAGCACCATCTAATAAACATGATGATTATTGTGATAGTTCAGTTATGGCTATTCACGCCACACTTTCTATGTTACCGGGCACTGCTTCTGTAGCAGGCTCTCCTAGTAAAAGGAGTCGCGGTAACTTAGGAGGAAGTGTAGGAAGTTACAGCAATGCCTCATTATTTACTACAAAACAGCGTAAAGTAAGGCTTAATAAAAGGTATAGACTATGAAGAAAGCTTTATATACTATTACCGGATATATATTCAGTGAATAAGCCATGTCGTTACTAGACAGAGTTCGAAGAGTGTTTGCTACAAGAGGTAGCAACCCTCCATTTAAGGAGGACGACCCCCTAAGTTTTGGTGCAGGTGTAATCAAGAGATTAAAACTACAAAATAACTTTGCAGGGTATAATGTAAAGAAGTATGAGCCCCACCTTGGAAAGCCTCAAACATACATGAATGTATATTTAGCTGACCCAATCGTGAGAACGTTGATTGACTTACCTTGTCTCTACGCCGTAAAAGATAATTTTGACATTGTTACTGACGATGATGAGTTAAGAGAAAGGGTAGAAAAGATGTTCAAAGAAATAAATATAGAAGATACTCTATATGGATGGTTAAGGAACGCCCGTATATTTGGTACATCTTATTTAGAATGGACTGGGGACAATTTAGTTCTACGTTCTTCACAGAACATGTATGTCAATAGGAATGAACATGGACAAATAGAATATTACTATCAAGATGTAGGAGATGACAATGAGAATATCAGATTTGAAGCTGAAGAGATTGTGGAACTTAAAAATAACTGTTTCGATGACTACGCTTATGGTCTTTCTGACATCCATCCCATTTTGTATTTGGTTGACCTCAAAGATTATGCAGAACGAGATATCGGAGCTGCACTCAACAAATACGCTTCTTCTCGCTTTGATATATCTTGTGGACTTCCCGATATGCCTTATGGTCCTGACAAAATTAACGAAGTGGTTAACGCCTTTAATTCGTTAGAACCCGGTGAAGATATAATACATGGTAACGATATAGAAATTAAAGAATTACAAGGAACCCAGAGAGCTTTTGAATATGGAAAATATACTGATGATATATTAGATAAGATTCATATGGCTTTAAAAGTTCCTAAGACTATGTGGACAGAGCCTGAGAGAGCTCGTCCTATTTTTGAACCATATGTAAGATACTTACAAACTATGGTAGAAGGTGCAATAAATGCACAATTAATGCCTCAATTAGAAAATGGCGAAGCTAAATTCAAATTCAGGCAGATTAATGTTGAAGACGCATTCACTAAAGCTAAGACAGATATGATTTATCTTTCTGAGGGTGTTTTATCACCCGGTGAAGTTAGGGAGGAAAGAGGTCTTGACCCTGAAGGAGTTACTGAACTAGACATGGAAACTTCTGAAGATATTAAGGCTTCTCCAATCCGTAAAGAAAAATCAGATAAGAATGCTAATATATCTGGAGGAAAGAGTTCGGACAAAAAAGAAGAGTCCGCTCGAGCCCAGAATAGAGGGAATAAACCCTCCGCTAACGCAACAGGAGATAGAAAATGACTTACGAAAAATGTAAAATGACTGTAGGAAAAACATTAAAGAAACGTGGTTTTGAAAATCACGATGAGATAGCAGCAGGCATGTGTACCATGTGGGCTGACGAGAATGGTGTTGAGCGGGAATTTGCAGGAGAGTCAAAATCTAGTGAACCAAAACAAAGGTCATTTGCTTTATCTATTGATGGAGAAAATGATTTTACATTTACCAGCGATGATGGAATAGACTCTGCTTCTTTTCCAGTTATCGCTATTACTTCAGGTCTTCACGAATACGAAGAAGACGAGAAACAACAAAAGGTTTATATAGAGCCTAGTGTTTTAAAAGGTAATATGGAAGCTTTTAAAGAGCTCCCGATTTACATAAACCATCAAAGAACGCCTGAGGATTTAATCGGCATGGCTACTGAGCCTGAGGTGGTTGAGATGGAAAATGGAAAGACAGCAGTGAAAATGAATGCGACCATTAATAATAAAACAGGACATGGTCAAGAAGTGATGGACAAGGTTAAACAAGGGGACATGACACACGTATCAATTGATTGGTTTTCCAATGACGTTGACGTGATGGGTGACAATTATGCCACCATGATACGTCCTACGGAATTAAGTTTCATTGATAATGAAAAAATGGACCCGGTCTGCAAGGAATGTACTATAGAAACGGAGTGTGAAATACACACTGACACTAAAGAAGAAGATTGCGACTCTTGTTGTGATTCTTGTAAAGTAGGTGACAGTTGTGACAATGAAAACAGAAAAACAGAGGTCGAAACAATGACAGAAGAAACCAATGTAAAATCTGATGCAGAGAATATTGTTGAACGCGAGTTCGCTTCTCTACGTACACAACTTGAAGAGATGACTACTTCAAAAACGGAAATCGAAACCCAGTATAATGATGCTTTAAAAACAATTGAAGCATTCAAATTAGCTGAGGAAGAGAGAACCGCTAAAGAAGCAGAAGTTCGAAAAGTTGAGACAGTAGAAGCAATTATTTCCAAGGAAGTTCTTATGGGAACAGTCGAGGAAGATAAGAAAGATGCACGCGTCGAAGAACTTTCTGCATGGGATGAGATGAAGCTGACTGGATTCAGCGAAGCTCTAGCTGCAATGCCAGCTCCTGTAGAAACCGAACGACAGTTCGGTAAAGGAATTTCACCAGACGGTGAAGCAACTCCTGAACAAGAGCGAGTATCTTCAGTAACAATGAGCAATGGTCGATTCAAAATCGACACAAGCAAGTTTAGAGGTAATTAAACATGGCAACAGAAATATTAGTAAATGATGGTGGCGCACCAGCAAGGATTCTTCCTTTCACTGCGGGCGCAACCTGCTCCGGTGGAGTAGCTGTTATCATGAGTGCAGACGGAGAGTTAGACCCAGCAGGCGCTGCGGCTACTAACGTCATGGGATTCATGTTCACAGACGCAACCAGCGGAAACAACTGTTCAGTTATCACAGGAAAGGGTGTAGTAGTAAACGCCTACGTATCAGGTACTGCCGCAAGCGGTGCTCTACTTGAAGTCAAAGCAACCGGAGACTTAAAAGCAGGGACCACAGCAGATGCCGGAGTCGCTATCATGATTGATAATGACACTGGTGGAGCAGCAGCACTAAGAAAGGTACTATTAATTTAAGGAGATTTAAAATATGGTAAATTTTGATACAGCACCCGGTTTGTTAACATCACTCAATACTGGCGCCGCCGATGGCGGAGCTGGAGAGCGCGTACTTGTAGATTACAAAGACGCAATCATGGATTACAAGGTCACTGACCTTCCAGCATTGAGCATGTTCGCAGAACCTATGAGCACTGACACAGGAGGTGACATTGATGTCACATTTGGCAGACCTTCAATGGGTATGCAAGAGATAGAAGAAGGCAACACGCCGCAATACCAACACACAAACTTACGCTCCGAGCGAGTTACAGTTCGTGAATGGGGTCTTGCACTAGGTGTTACCCGACGTATGATTGAAGACTCAAGATTCAACGAAGTTGAAATGGCTTTGAATGAGGCCCGAAGAGCAGTCGACAGACACGTAACCAAACACGTAGTATACGCCTTATTGGGTATCGCAGATACAACTCTCGGTACTTCAGGCACTACACACAGTACAGCAGAATCTGCTATCACAACCTTTTCAAGTAACATCTATTCAGGTTTCCTTGGAACTGGTGGTACAGTAGACTCTGGACGTATTAATTCGTATGGTAACGCATCTTCCGCTGAACTTATAGCAGGTCACTACATTCAAGCTGCATCAGCTACCGCTGGAGACTTAGCCCTTAAGAATATAACAACTGCAATCAAAAGTATAGGCGTTCACGGTTATACTGCTGATACACTTGTTATCTCTCCCGGGCACTACAAGTCTCTTTTGGACTTAGGTGACTTCGTAACCGCATTTACAGCAGGACAAGGAGACGCTGGTGGGGCAGAAAACCCAACAACCGCGGCCATGATGCCCGGTTCACCAGTCGCAAACACCGCAACAACCGGAAAGGTAGGAACCATTTACGGATTAAATGTTGTAATGAATGCATGGTGTCCACCTGACAGATGTTTGGTTTATGATGCAAAGAGCAAACCAATGGTTTACGTTGAAAGAAGACCATTGACTGTAGAAGAAGCAAATCCGGGATTCGGAATTGTTGGTTCTTACATGTCTATGAGATACGGACTAAAGGTCGTAAGACCAGAAGTCGGTTGTGTCATCATCAACGTTTAGATTCATTAAAGTTTAATTTAATTTATCTGAAGGTCCGAGGGGAACCTTAATCCCCTCAAACGTTTTTTATTAGTTCGGAGAAGGTTCATGGCAAAAATAAATAAAGTTCTATCAGACAGTAATACATATGGCGCAACTAAGCGTTGGGTATTAGCTAATGGAGCCTCACCTCTAACTACAAAAGGAGATGTCTATACTTATAGCACTACTAATGCTAGATTAGGAGTAGGAACAAATGGTTATGTTTTAACAGCAGATAGTTCCGAAGCTACAGGTTTAAAATGGGCAGCTTCAACAAGTGCTAATTATTTTTTAGATGGACTTACATTTGGTACTGATAGTAAAATTACAGGTTCTATGGATGGAACCTCTAACGTAACTGGTAATGCAATGACTACTTTTACTCCAGCTACTACCTTTGTAGCTGAAGCTTCATTTACGACTGGACTTGTTGTTGGAGGAAATGCAACAGCAGCAGGTTATATCAAGATTAATCCTGATACTGATGATACAGGGGACTTTCCTACTACTTTAAAGGTAGGAGTTAATACTGAAGCTCAAACATATACACTTCCTTTAGCATATCCAGCTTCAAGTGGTTATGCGTTAGTATCTACAGAC